GCAGAAGAAAGACTTGCGGAAATGAAAGAAGGTGTGAAATGAGCTACAAGAACAACGAAGGATATCCAGATCCGACAGCTGGGAAAGCAGTCCGGTCAGCAGGGAGGATGCCGTTGGAAACAGAAATCCAGAAAGAAAACGAAGAAAAGAAGGAATACCTGAGATCTTACCGAAGGGCAGTAAAAAGAGAAAAAGATATCCTTGACGAGATTCAGCGACTGAGGACAGACAAGATGTTCCCATCCGTGGTCAATGACGGGATGCCACGCGGCAGCAGCCAGTCCGATCTGTCAGACTACATAGCTATTCTGGATGAGCAGATCGAGCTTCTGAAAACAGAACGGCTGGAAAAAGCCAGATGTTATCAGAAGATTGAGAGACAGATCAAACAGATGGAAAATGAGGATGAACAGGAAGTGCTGAGACTACGGTATATAACAGGCCTGAAATGGGAGGAAGTAGCTGTACGAATGAGCTATAGCTGGAAACATATACACAGAATTCATTCATCAGCTCTTTGCAATTTCAAGATGACATAGAATGACACACTTTATATGTGATATCATTACAATGGGTTTCAGAAAAAGCAGATGGAATCCTCCTTTCAAGAATTTAGCTGCCAACCCACGGGCAGCAGTAGTGGAACGCAGCTCAGTGGGATGTAGAGCAGCTGGTTTATATTCAGTATGTCGATGATTCGAACCCATCCGTTCCAATTTCTCTGTTGTCAAGAAACTCCTAACATCATACATTTTTACGAAACGTCCTGTAGAAATATGGGGCGTTTTAGCGTATAATAAAAATATATGAGGAGGATAGTATGGACATTTTAAGTTTGATTGATAAATTTATTCAGTGGTGTGATGGAAATGTTGGCTTTTTAAATGTAATATTGTCATTGTGTACTTTAATATTAACAGTTACAATTGCAAAATTACCGTATAAGAAAAAAATTGTTGGATCACTGGAAATAATACCGGAAAAAACACAGTATGAGCCATTTTTTAAATGCTTTATAAGAGTTTACTTAACTAATGTAGGACGAGTGCCAATTTATATAAAGCGAATAGAAATAATAGACTGGAAGGGAAAAAGTCTTGGGTCATGTCTTATGAATTTGAGACATAATCAATGTGCGGAACTTTCCGCTGGCCAAAATTATTCGTGTGAGGGAATGTTTGTTGATTCAGTATTTATAAAACATGTCATTGATTTGAATGGATATGTAAAAATAAAAGTGACAGATATAAGTGGAAAGAAGTATTATATTTCAAGGACTTTTCCAGTGGGTTAATGATGGAACCTTTTGAAAAAAGTAAAAAAATAAATGCAATAAAAAAAGTAGCTTAAGGGCTGCTTTTTTTATATTTCAAAAAAACGAAACGAATGAGAGGTGGTGAGGCTTGCCAAGAGCACCAGATCAGAGAGTTGAAGAAGCCAGAAAACTATATGCTTCTGGAGCGAAATTAATTGAAGTTTCTCAAAAGCTTGGAATCCCGGTAGGGACGATCCGAAGCTGGAAAAATAGATATAAATGGGATAATGCAACGTTGCAAAAGAATAAACGCAACGTTGCGAAAAAGAAGGGCGGACAGCCTGGAAATAAAAATGCGGAGGGGCATGGAGGAACTGGCCCGCCGGGAAATAAGAATGCAGTCAGGACAGGAGAGTTTGAAACTCTCTTTTTTGATACCCTGGAACCAGAAGAAAGAACATTGGCAGAGATGATCCAGCCGAACAAAGAGCAACTGCTTCTCAGAGAAATCCAGCTTCTTGCAGTCAGGGAACGCCGGATGCTGAAAAGAATCCAGTCTCTCCGTGAACTGGAAGCACAGACAGGATCTGAAGAAGATTCGGCACCATGCGGAATGTCTGTAACAGAATATACTTCTGGTCTCGAAAAAGGAAAACTAACAGAACTTCGAAAGTATGAAGGCATCCTTGGCCAGATCCAGGCCATAGAGGATGCTCTGACCAGAGTGCAGGCCCGGCAGCAGAAAGCAATCGAGATGCTGCATAAGTTTGGTTATGACGATGCAAAACTGGAACTAGCAACCATGCAGCTTGAATTCGAGATGCTGAAGCAGGATAACCAGGCAGAAGAGACCACAGATGATGGCTTCCTGGAAGCTATGAATGCAACAGCACAGAATGTCTGGGGTGATGAGGATGTATGAAAAACTCAAAACCCTGAAAGATAAGCTGCAGAAAATGAAATCCAACAGAGCCAATAGACAGACAGGCCAGACGTTTCATTTTTCTCCGTTCTCAAGAAAACAGAAGCAGGTCCTGACCTGGTGGTGCAAAGAATCCCCGGTTCACGATATGGACGGAGTTATCGCTGATGGAGCAATCCGATCAGGAAAAACAATCAGCATGTCCTTATCGTTCGTTATGTGGGCCATGAGCACCTTCACTGGTCAAAACTTTGCTATGTGCGGAAAGACCATAGGATCCTTCCGGCGAAATGTTCTGTTCTGGCTGAAGCTGATGCTTCGGTCAAGAGGATATTCCATCACGGATCACAGGGCAGATAACCTTCTGACCATCCGAAAAGACGGAAAAGAAAATTATTTCTACATCTTCGGTGGCAAGGATGAAAGATCTCAGGATCTTATCCAGGGAATCACCCTGGCGGGCGTGTTTTTTGACGAAGTTGCCCTGATGCCGGAATCTTTTGTGAACCAGGCAACAGGCCGATGCTCTGTAAAAGGTTCAAAATTTTGGTTTAACTGCAACCCGGATGGCCCGTATCACTGGTTTAAACAGAACTGGATAGATAAATCCACCGGATATCTGGGAAAAGAAGAAACTGCCCGGAGGATGCAGCAAGCGGCCGCGGAGGGGAAAGATCCTGGTCTGAAAGATATTCTGTATCTCCACTTTACTATGGACGATAACCTGTCCCTGGATGAAGAGATCAAGGCCAGATACAGGAGCATGTACGTTGGAGTATTCTTTAAACGTTACATCATGGGACTGTGGGCGGCAGCAGAGGGAATCATCTACGACATGTTCGATGAGAACAAACATGTCCAGGATATCAAAGATTTCTATCAGTTGCTGATCAACGGGAACAGGTATGTTTCCTGTGACTATGGTACACAGAACGCCACAGTATTCCTTCTGTGGAATAAAGGAACCAACGGGAAATGGTACTGCATCCGGGAGTATTACTATTCCGGAAGAGACAAAGGTAAACAGAAAACAGATTCCGAATATGCAGACGACCTGAAAGAGTGGCTGGATGGGACCAAGATCAAAGCAATCATCGTGGATCCATCGGCCGCTTCTTTTATTGCAGAACTCCGGAAACGAGGATATAAGGTTCTGAAAGCCAACAATGACGTTTTGGATGGAATCCGGCTGGTTGGAATGCTTCTGAACCTGGAGAAGATCGTCTTTGCTTCTTCCTGTAAAGAAACCATAAAAGAGTTTGCTTCTTACATCTGGGATGAGAAAGCCCTGGAAAGAGGAGAAGACAAACCGGTGAAACAATTCGATCATTGTTGTGACGCTGTGAGGTACCTATGCAGCACCATAATCGGCAGAAAAGCAGCACGTTTCCGAGAGATAAGGAGGTGAGAAAAATATACACATTTACAATACCGAGAGAAAGTTTTGATGAGTTAAATCCGGATAAGCAGGCGATCCGCCAGCTGATCAGCAAACACATCAGCATGGTGGACCGGCTGAAGAAGAATATGTCCTACTACGAAGGAAAGCACAAGATCCTGGATGAGACCAAACGGGAAAACCGTCTTGTGTGCAATCATGCAAAAGACATCTCTGATACAGCCAGTAGCTATTTTATCGGCAACCCAGTGACTTATAAATCCGAAGGAGACATCAAGCCCCTAACAGATGCGCTGGAACTGGCCGGAGCAGATGAGACAGACGGAGACAACGGTCTGGAGGCATCCATCTACGGCCTGGCTTACGAATATGTCTATGTGAAGGAAAACGAGAACAACCTGCAGACCAAGAACCTGTCTGCGGAGAATACATTCATGGTAAAAGACGACAGCATAGAGGAAAACGAACTCTTTGCTGTCTATTATTATATCCGGAAAGATGATTCCGGGAAGCTTCCGGACCACTATATAGCCACAGTAGTGACCACAAACTATAAGTACGAGCTGGACATTGAGAACAGCAATACGATC